AAACAACAATTTAGCCAATGTAGTTTTACCAATACCTGCGTTTCCACTAAAAAGCAAGTGAGGAATAGTTTTGTCTTTAATCCATTGATTGACTTGTTTACGTTGTGCTTCGTCTCGAAACACATAACCGTCTACTGTCTTAGGACGATATTTTTCTACCCAAAGTTCTTTCATGACTGTTCTATCCTTTTTCTTAAACCACTTGTACTAAATGAATGTTGTCTCTTATTATAGTATATTTCAATACCTTTGTCAACACATATTTGTTTGCCTGTAAAGTCGTTTGGTTTATATTCCTCCCCAATAAATCGTACATCTATATGATATGTTAACAAAATATCAAGTAGATCTTTCTCTGTTTCATAGGGGATAATTTGATCAATGTACTTACAACCCTCAAGTTGTACATAGCGTTCAAATACACTTTGTATTGGTTTGTTCTTTTCTGGCCTATCAATAGTTGGATCTGTTTGTAATCCAACCATCATGTAGTCACAGTTCGCCCGTGCTTCTTTAAGCATAGCAACATGACCACTATGGAAAAGGTCAAAAGATGAGAATGTAATTCCGACTTTCATATAGATATTATACAGAAAATAATAGGGTCTGTCAAGACCCTATATAAAGATTAATTGATAAATTGTGCCAATTCAGGCGCTTTCCATCCGTCCGGTTTTAACACCTTTCCGTCTTCACGCTTGCGTACTTTACCTGTGTCTGGATCAATCTTAGCAAAGTTTGTATCCATTACTTCTTTCCAGGCTGCTTCTCCGTCCCAACCTGCGGCACGAATGGCTCCCATTGTAACAACAAGAATGTCAACTAGTGCGTCGAGTTGTTCNACTTTNTCGTTGTCTNGGATAGCTTCTTCTANNTCNTCNGTTTCNTCACGGATNANATCNAGATACATTTTNTANTTTGCTTCNCTAGGNTCTTGATCACANGCTGTNTGAAACGTGTCNATATCTTTAAANGGATTTGTCATTATCTTGCTCCAAACTCTTCTGGACGNATCTCTGCTGGACCGTCACTAAACTCTTTACCGATATAAGTTGTGTTAGGTTTTTCATCAGAAATACAAAGCATTGCTTTTGTTTCGACCATTCTGATAATAGTTTTTACTTCTTCGCCGTCTGCTTCATCGATAAGTTCTATGCCACGTGTCCACCGCCCGTGTTCTACCAAAACCCATTGACCTACTTCTACATCTTTTTGTTCTGGTCCGACAGCAAATACTTTACCCCAACGTGGTTTTACACCATGTGCTTTACCGTCATCGGAAGTAATGATAAGACCACTTTTTGTTTTCATCTCACCAAATTCCATGTCTGATACAAGAACATTGTCTCTAATTGGTCTAATGTTTACGTTTTTTAGGGTAGGCATTTTTACTCCTCTGTATCGGTATTAACCATTTTATTGTCTGGTTCAACTGAGTTTTTATTTCTCTTGGTGTAAAAATCTTTCATGATTTCTTCACGGGTTTTAATAATTTGTCCACCAGGTCCTAATTGATCTCCTCGGGCATTCACTTTAGCATTGCCTACAGCAGGAGTCATTTCATTTGCTAACTGAAGTTTCTCCATATCAATTTCTTTACCTTGCATAGTTCTAACGGTCTTTGCCATATTATTCTCCTTTAAAGAATTCGTTTATTGGTAGCTCATATTTAATACTGTTTACTTTATGTATCCCAATGAGGTATAGGCAATAGCAAGAAACGGAACTACCTCTGCCAACTCCCCAAACTACATTTTGACTACGAAGTGTATCAACGATGTATTTCATTACAGACAAGACATCATAAAGATTGTGTTTTTTAAAAAGCTCAATCTCTTGTGTAACACGTTCAAGTTCTTGATCAGTAGCACATTGCTCAATCAACCACTTTTCCATGTCCATATTTTTGTATTCATTAGGAATAAACCAATCTCTAGAAGTTGGTAGATCTACCATTGGCATGGGATAGTTAAGGTGTTCTTGAACACAACGATCCACATACTTTTGTATGTTTTCGCTGATACTGTCAGTATACGCTGTTTCCAGAATATCTGGACCGTGCGTTAAGATACCTTCTATTAAATCTTTGTCTTTATTTGTCAACATTAACTAATTGATCCAAGTCGCCTTTTTCCAATTCCTGAGATGAATTCATCATTGTTCTTCTATAACGATTACTCATTTCTTCTCTGTATATTGTAACAAAAGTTTGTACTTGTGTCAATAGTTCTTGATTGCCAATTCGTTGAGCTACTACCATTTTTTTGGTTAACTCATTGAGCTTTTCTTCAATTTCGTTATCCTTTAAATTGGATAGATTTTCTTGAAGAGGATGTATCATACAGAATATGACCCTTCATATTTTAGTAAGATTGTTGCTGGAAGAGGAAACGCTGTTCCGTCTTGTCTTTGTCTAAACTTTACTTTGATAATATGGATTGTATCTGTTTGCTGTACAGTTAGTGGTGATGGAAAGTTTGATTCATATAGCAAAGCATAATCGCCATCGGTGGAGAATGAAACAGTTCTTTGTGTACCGTCGCCTCTTAATTCGATTTCGAATTCTTGTAGGTTACCACCGTCTGGAAAATACGTTTCATTAAAACTAAAAGTTACGTTATTTTGTAATTGGAAAACTTGATAGTCTCCATTACGATAATCTAATTCAACAGTTGCTTGAGTTACGCCGCCTCCGTTAACAATTAGTCGACTGTTTTCTTTGAATACAGCATTACTAACAATTTGTCCATTAAAGTCGCCGCCATCTGTTACAGCACTAACTTTTAGACCTGCTGTATTAGTTTGAAGGGCTGTGATTTCACTAGCCGCTGTTACTAAACCGGTTTTGATATAGTTAAAATTGTCTCTAAAACCTTGTGTATCATTATCCTGTCCTGCGATAGGATATGTTTCATCAATTGGTGTTGCGTTTATATTACTTGCCATTATACTTTTTCTCCACGTTGCGGAAATGCTAGGTATTTATCGCCAGCAACTCCGTCTATATTATCAATGTGATATCTATCTACTACAAAGTCAATGGTTTTAAAATCAAATCCACTGTTTTTTATATTTAATATAATATCATCAGCTTGCCCAGGTTTACAGTAACATATTGGCATAGCACTAACGAAACCTGGCTCTACAAAGTTATTTTCTTGAATACTACGCATCCAAAGAGGAAGGAATGTTCTGTCTCTTACTCCAATATCTTTAATCCTAGATCTCATATTTTTAATACTATTAGGCCAAATTCTCTGATGATCTCTATCGCTTACTAATGGTATATTGCTATCAACATTAATTTTATCATAACTTACTAAGACAGGTGAATTAATCTTTTCTGGTAAATTAATTAGTTTGCTAATAGACTTTCCATTCTTTTCTAAACTGTCTACAATATTAACATAAACAACTTCATACTCTACTTCTTGTGTCGTAGTATTCTTTGCCAACGCTTTATTTACACTACCAAATTTTAATCTTTTATTGTAGTGATTTTGAGTCATAGCATTAACAAATGTATAAGCATCTTTTGATTCTATGCCTGCGAACATTAACATTTTAAGTTCGTTCTGTACTCCGAACAACGGATCACCGTAGCGATATATTTTTGCTGGAGGAAATATATCTATATCGTTGATAAAGTTATTGTATTTTACACGTTTACTTTGTTTTTGTAATACCTTAAACGATAAGTTACTATAACTGATGTCAGCTGCACTGTCAACTCTAATTTGGAAAGTTTTAGAACTTTCGGTGTAATTAAAGATATCTCTAGCCGCAATAACGAATGTATATACTCTGTCAAATGTAGTTAGATTGCTATCGTAAGTTGTACTGCTGTAATCCAGAGCACTGCTACCATCGTTGTTGTAAAACCTTGTAATACCATCTAAACTACTAGTACCAATTTGATTTACCTTGCCAACAATTTCACCGCTTGTTAAAAGTGTTAGACCTGGAGGAAGTTCTCCTTGCTGAAGAATGAATACTGTAGTACCGCCTCTTAATTTGCTAACAGCATCAACATAAAGGTTACTGCTAATGTTCGGTGTAATGCTACCGAGGAAAATATCGCTAATCCATTCAATGCCACTTTCGATTTCGCCAATAATTTTAATGGTAAATGTTCTAGGTGTAGATGCTTTTACTTCGCCGTTGTATAATGCTTTGGCAGTTACCGTAAATTTATATTCTTCTGTAATTCTTGGTTGATATGGTATCTGTCCAAACACTTCGCCGTTAATAGTATCCACAGTCATACCAGGAGGCAATTCGCTAGTATTACCAATAACTACTTCTACGTCTTTACTAATCTTTTCAACTAGTTGTGGATCTAAATGAATTCTAAATTGTCTTTTCGCTTCGTTAAGAGTTTCAACATTATTAATGGTGTATGTGCCTAGTGTACTATCAACAAAATCATATACATCTCTAATAGCAAGTTTTTGATTTCTTACTGGAAAACTCCAATTGCCTTTAGCATCTGGAATAATTTCAATATCTAAGAATGTTCTATCAACTAAACTAATTGCGATAGTCTTTGCGTAAATTTCTGGATTTACAGTTTCAAATTGGTATGTGATTAATCCTTCAAGTGTAGGCGGATCGTATACGTCTAAGAACAAAGTAACATAATTGTTTGCTCTTTTAATACCTAAATCAGGATCAGTTATCCAAACAGGATTTCTATAATGAGTATTATCAGCACGGAATATACCAGTACCAACTTGCATTATTGTGTTGTCGGATTTTAAGAAAGTTTCGCTAACAACATATATTTGAAACGTTCTACGGATTTCGTGTATACCGTCAGAAGCGGCAATAGTAAATTGATAGTATCTCGTTAATCTTTTTGGAAAATTAGTTTCTTCAAAAAAGTCAAATGTTTCTGAGTCAAAATCAAATGTATCAAATCCGTTAGAAGGACGAATACCTAAGTCATATGGGTCAGTATCGTACAGGTTTAGATCAAAATTACCACTGTATATTTTATACTCTAAACTAAAGATAGGATCAGTGAAGCCACTGATTCTTCCTGTCTTGGATAGTGATAATCCTGGAGGAAGTTGACCTCCGTTGAATGGAATATAATATTCAATTGTGTCGCCTGCTGGAATATCTGGATCAAGCACTTGTAGCTGAAAATCAACTTTGTCATTATCTAAAACAAAGTATGTGTCGTTAGGACCAACTGGTAACAAGCCTTCTGGAGTAACCCAAGTTGGTTCGTCAGCACCGACTACAGTTATACTGAATGTTCTATCAGCAACGTCATTTGCGTCTGTGGCTCTAATTACAAATTTACTAGTTGTTTCTTTTGCAACTTCTAGAGGAGTACCTACTATATTCGAACCTTCGATTCTTAAGCCTCTTGGAATACTGCCGGCAATTAATTCTAGATCGTAAGTTCCTGTATCAGAACTAACATCTAAAAGTATTTGCTGTTTTTCACGTTCGTTTATTGTTCCTAGCGAACCTGAAGATAAATTCCAAGTTAATGCCATTAATCAAATCCTTACCAAGACACATGAGCCGATCTAGTCCAAATCTCTGTAACACCGTCGTAATCACCTCTACATACATAGATGTAACTACCATCAGCAAACATCAAACCGGCTGTATCACCTGGACGTCCAACACCTGTTGCTGGAGCAGAGTCTGTATAAATCGCATTAGGTCTTGGCGGATTATAAAACGATATTGTGTCTCCGTCAGTTCCGCCCGATGCTGTCCAAGATGTTGTAGTTGTTACAACTCCTGAGCTTACGTTATCGACCACTAGTTCTGATGTACCAGGTAATCTAACAATAGCACCTGCTTGAATATTTGTATCATTATTAACAGCGAATGTTGTTCTCGAAACACCAGTTTGTACATTACCGTTTAATGTTGTTGTGACTGCTGGTCGAGCAACTGCTCCGCCTTTTACGCTAAATCTATCTAACCCAGTACCACCAATTTTCTCAGTTCTCAAGTTTACATTGTCATATTCGCCAATGTAAATTTTGCTTCTGATATGAGCATCTGAGAAACCATTTAGTGAACCGCCTAATTCAATACTGTTATCAGTATTTGGTCTAATGTTGTTTTTAATAGTTCCGTCTAAATTAATTGATGATTCAGTTTGATCAACTAGTATAGTTGAATCGTCACCTGAGATTGATCCACGTACATCACCTGCGAATGTACCAAAGAATAATGTACTACCGCCTGCAGCAGGAGAATCAATTTCTACAACCTTAATGCCGTTGCCGTCATACATATCACCAGTTAAGTCGCCTGTTACATCGCCTGTAACATTACCAGTAACATTACCAGTTAAGTCGCCTGTAATATCACCTGTAACAGTAGCACCTGTTAAATCGACGTTACCTGTGAATACAGCATTTTGACTTGTTTGAATAGGACCTACAATTCTGCTAGCAATGGCATCGACTAACGGAGTAGAGTCTTCGCCGAATACAGAACCTTTAATGTCACCATCTAGAGTACCTGCCAAGTTGTCCGCTGTAACAGATGTGGCCAAAACACTGTTAATATGGGCAACGTTCCATCTTTTTGTAGATGATCCTAAATTATAATTGTCTGTTTGATCTGGAAGTAAGTTTGAAGTAAAGTCAGCATTAATAGTAATGCTGTCAGTGTTGGCATCACCAAGTGTTAAATTACCATCTGCTGTAATGCTTCCTGTAGCATGAATATTTCCTGTAACATCAATGTTACCAGTTATATCAATATTACCAGTTCCTGTAATATCATTGCTGTTTAGTACAATATCACTGATAATTGTGCTACCACTAGCAAGTAATTTTCCGCCTGCTGTTGAGCCGTCTCCGACATACAGAGCTTTTGTATCTGTTGTGTAAATGAGTTCGCCATTGCCAGGAGTAATCGTTAGTCTCTCAGCGTCGGTTCCTCTTCTAATTCTTAAGGCCATTTGTTTTTTATCTCCGTTTGTTTATACTATACTTCCAAGGTCGACTTCGTTTTCAGATGGTGCTAGTACTGTTCCGAAATCGTAATCAGCGATCTGATAAAGTCCTTGTATGGCATTGTTTGTTTGGACTACAACACCCCCAAAGTCTTGTACAAATAATGCGTCAGTAATACTGGTTTGCGAGAACCCACCGTATGAACCAATGAAGTTACTAGCAGTAACATTACCTGTAATATTAATATTGCCTGATCCTGTAATGCTATATCCGTTTAAGTTTAACGGACCATTTAATTGAGCATTTACAATGTCAGCATCAATAGTAATTGTGTTTCCAGAGTTTTCAACTCTTACATTGCTTCCGCCTAATATCTGTACTGTGTCTGTTGTGCTGGCCGCATTTACTGTTCCTGTGTCTGTTACAATAGTATTGAACAGATTTTGCAAGCTAGTACTGATATTAATATCTGTTGCGTTTTGTGTGACAGTAATATTATCGCCGCCAACTAATTTTCTAAACTGTAATTTAAACGCATCTTTTTGTACAAATACATCAGCATCTCCAGTTCCAACGTTTTCGCCTGTGACTGCGAGCTCGTTATTGAGAGATGTAAAGTTTTCGTTTACTTTTTGAAATGCCGTGCGAAGATCATCGCCTGTGCCGTCATTTACTAAGTTCCCGATATTGATTTGTTGTATTGCCATTCGATGCTCCTACTAACTATTTATCCTAACGCCTGATCTGCGGTCTTGGGTATGTAACACCAGACGACGGTCTTGCTTTAAAATTCCGTTTGGGAAATGTATTTCCTTGTGCTTTTCTTTGTTGAATGTAACGCAACATTAAATTTGGTGCTCCTAACAGAGCTCCAATATCCTCATAATTTCCAGAATCAGTATCACTTAAAGAATCCTTTTCTGCTAAATTTACAATAAGAGCTCTTGCTTCTTCGCAAGTCATTTCAGGATAAGTTTCACACAGACAAGCAATAACTCCTGCTACTTGGGGACTAGCCATTGATGTTCCGGAAATCTTAGCCACTCTATATGTGCCATTTCTAGGATCAGCGTAAGAACTCGCTGAAGTATAACCACTTTGAATATAAGTGCCCGGCGCCCAAATAGTTACACCCGGTCCTCTATCACTATAGGAAGCAGGCGAATCACCTAATGTATCATAATCACCTACTGCTCCAACTACAATAGTTGGTAGATCAAATCCTCCAGTTGCTGTTGTATCGTATCGTCCTGGCGAGCTACCTCTCATGTAATAGTAAGGAAAATCTACCGAATCAGGATATCTGTTGCCCATTTCAAAAGTATTATCCCAATCTTGATCACCAGGCAGAGCATGATACCATTGTCCGTTACCTGCTGAACTTACGTTAATAATGCCTTCATCAATAGCATCTTCAATGTCTCCGTCTAGAGCATCTACAGGAACTGGAATTCTCTTGTTGGCAATAAAACCAAAGTCATTAAGTTCTGCCGTTGTAAAAGGTACAATCGATGTATGGATGTTATTATTCTGTTCAATAGTAACTCTAAAATCATCTAAGTTACTTTCATCAAACCTTACTTCCCATCGTATTCCCGGTGAACCTAGTGTGCCACTACTTGAAGCATCGCCTTCAAATACAATTCTATAATAATCTGTAGTAGTATTTTCTCCTACTATTATCTGGCCGTTCATGCTTGAATGACTGCCGCATTGATAGTAATATGTTCCAGCCGCGGTAGGCGTCCAGCTAATTACTGTTCCCCCATACCCTCCTTGATTAGTAGCACCCGACACTTGGTTACTTGTTCCGTTGCCTTGAACTGTCTTTATATAAAGAGGATGAGCAAAGTTTGCGTTATTAGTAAATTGAATAGTATCACCGACAATACAATTAACTGTCGCGGAATCACCACTAACTGCTCCAGATCGGTCAGTACCATTTATTGCCCATGTTGTGTTACTGTTATTAATAGCAGTAAAACTATATGTGTTAACTGGAGTGCTGTATACTCCTGAAGATTCAGTTCCATAATAAATTCTTTGACAACTTGTATCACTACTTGCTCCATTTGTGCTAGCATTACCACTAGCTATCATAATTTTAGGATACGGTATGTTAGAAGCAAAATATATAGGTTCATCAGTTGATCCCCCACCAAATGTTATATATCCGTTAGTTCCTACATATATTGTAGAGTAAGATTCGCTTAAAAAGTTTACATTAAATGGTAAATTTAAAGTCCAATACCCGTCATCGTTAGTACCTGTAGTAGGAGATGTGCTAGCAGTTAAATCACTAACGCTGGCAATGCTGACATTGCTTTGCCCATTCGCAGTACGTGTAGCAGTTGCTGCCGGAGTAGTATCTTGTGTGACATTTAGAGTAACATCAATTAAACTATCAAAAGTACAATTAGGGTTAGGCTCAATGCTGTAATTGGTAGTAATAGTTACAGTATAGGTGCCATCTTTGTTTACTGTAAAACTTTCTTCAATTCGAGCATTCACTGAAACACCTGTATATATACCATCTGTGTAAGTTGCTACAAGTATATTATCAGGATCTCTAATTTCGACTTTAATATCAAGAGATACTGTATCAGTTGGAGTAGCATATGAAATGTCTTGAATAATATCTACAGTAAAGTCTCCATATCTTGTACCACCTTGTGGCAGTGTTTGTACACGAACTATGTTAGTGGTTGCAACTTTGCGTGAATCGTTGAGATATGCTCTAGTCCCACCCGACACCGTCCAGCCAGACCCGCCATCCCAACCTCCTGATGGAAACGGGTTAAGTGTTCCTTCTCTATTGCCGGGGGTTTCAGTTCCTGAAGTTGAACAATCAAAACTTACCCAATCAGCCTCGAGACCGTTGCCAGCATTATAGTTAAAGCCAGCTAACGAAGAATCACTAGACGAATCATATATTCCATTAAAACCTTTAAAACTACTAGCTCCTAGAGTACTTGTGTATCTTGTACCTCTGTATGTAACTGCGGTAATATCACTAAAACTCCATCGGTTTGGAAAAATACTCATACCCCAACTACTGTTAACTATTGTAGGATTTTTTACTCCTGTATCTGGATTGATATTTTTTTGTTTATGAAATTCTCTCACATAATCGTATACATACGGAAAAGTAGTGTCGCCAACATCGCCAGCGTAGTAAAACAAGTTATATAGGTTAGCATCTCTTGCCCATCCTTGGGTATTACCACCAACAGTTCCCATAACGTGTATAGCATGATAGTTACCGCTGGTATATTGACCGTACACATAATTACTACCTGCTTGGCCTTGTACTACATCATTATATAAAGCATACCAATCAATTAAGTTAACTCTTGATCCCCCAGTACCATCAGTGTTCACAGCGAACTCTGGATGTCCGACTGCTTGCCCGTCTGAATCCATAATAATACAGTCTACATTTTTTCCGGTTTCTGTTAAGGTGATGGTTTGTGTGTTATCGCCAGACCACTCTCCTGCATTGCCGCCTTCGACACATCTTAGTAGACCCCAATTCTTATGATTTGAATTCTGTGTTCTTGTTCTATTGAAGTTTGCTGTTTGTGACACAGCATGGCTTTCTGGTTGTATTCCCATATCTTTAGGAAGTGGTTGAACTGATCTTACATCTGGATGTTGTTTTAAAGATATTGCTTCTTTTCTAGTTAGATAATATATTGTTGATCTACTAGCAGGTCTTTTATCAAAAATCATTACTGATCGTTCTATTGAGGTGCCTTCGGGAATTGTTCCTGCTGTACCTAACTCATCATAAAGACGCTGAGTACCCTCGATGGTCTTA